CATAGCCGGGAGTTTATACATTTCTGCTTTAGGATCGATTCCCCATTCAGATGCCGCTTCTGCAAGAGCAGCCTCATTTTTTCCATAACCTAAATAATGCCAGGACAAACTATTGAGGTCGTATCTAAATCTGTTTTCATTGGTGATGGCTGCAGCGATCATTGTACAAACAATGTCGCCATTAATTTTAAAGCCCATGGCCTTGAGCCAACAGACGTCGTAAATAGCATTGTGAAATATTTTTGTGGAAGGGGCTTCAAGAACATCTTTCAACCAATTTAAAACTTGTTTACGATCCATGTTGCCGCCGCCTTCATGGGCAATCGGAAAGTATCCTTTATAGTGTGAAGTAGCGACCGAGATACCTATTACTTCTCCGTTTCCAATAATAGAACCAGAGCCTTTCTTCATTAAGTCTGGATCTTTGGTTTCTAAGTCTATTGCAATTTCATCTATTTGACGCAGGTCTGGAAATTCTGTTGGTTTAACCCATTCAGTTTGAGCTTCAAATTTTGGAATTCTCATTTGTAATCTCTTTCAATAATCATTTCACAGTAATGTATTGCTTTCAGAATATCTTGTTTTCCATCTTTATAAGGGTGTCTACATATATACTTTATTATATTCCCTTCTGCAAATAACATTTTGTTTTCATGCACAAATTCACTAGGTTGAATTTTCATTTTGCGATAGTGAGCTCCTCCGATTTGTTTATTGTATACTTTCGATGTCGTACCCATTCGCCTCCTTTTTTGCTGCCATGATATATAAATTTTGTTTAGTTCGAGTAACCCCCACATACCAAATTCTATTTTCTTCATCTTCTTTATCGGGGGATCTTTCAATGGCTTCTCGAATATTTTTAGTATTGTCTAAAATTAATACAATGTTTTCAGCTTCTCCTCCTTTTGCAGAATGAATCGTAGATAGTACGACTCGTGCTGGGACATCTAGTTTTTCTCCTTGAGACAACATGTTTCTAATATAGAGACTGTCTTCAGGTTCTGTTTCAAATACATCAAACCATCTTTGAGTGTGACTGTATCCAAGTTCTTTTAATTCGTACATTCGTTCCTCGTTAAAAGGAAATTTTTTTCCTAAGTATTCAAATAAGTCTGTACATTCAGACAGAGAAAGAAGAGACCCATTGGTCCATCGGGTAAAGGTTTGAACAGCATTATAGAGTCTTGCTCGATAGCTTTTGCGTCCTTTGTATTCAAAATAAATTCCCATGTCCTGCAGGATGGGTTTTAATCGTATAAGTTTATCGTTGTAACGAGCCAATACTAGCCATTTTCCTTCATGCAAAGGGACATCTTCAATAGAGGAAATCGGATGAATAGTTCCGTCTTCGTCGCGGGCGTTCCAGCTTTTCTTTATTCTTCGGTCATCTGGTATTCTATTTAAAATATTATCTGCAATACGTTGGATAAGTTTAGGGACGCGATAAGATTGTGGCAGAACAATTTCTTTTGCTGGTTCCTGTTGAAATCTTTTAACATCTGCTCCTGCCCATCCATAAATAGCTTGATCGTCGTCACCAGCTATTATAACATGTTTAGAATTTTTCTTTAAAACATCAAACATCTTCCACTGAATCGGTGATAAATCTTGGGCTTCATCAATAAAAACTACGTCAAATTTTGGACACATTTCTGCCACAATGAATTTATCGATCATATCGGTGTAGTCCAGTAGATGATAGGCCTCTTTATAGTTATTTATCTCATCTTCTAGAATTGGAATTAAGTTTTTATCAACAGCCCATGAATACATGTCGGTGTTATATTCGGCCTGACTTGTTACTCCTTTAATACGAGCAATGCTGATTAAATTAAAATATTCATTGTCTGAGTCTATAAAACCCGTGTGTTCTTCTCCATCACTATACATTGTAACTTCGATCCCTAATTGTTTTCCAATGTCTTCGTAGTGTTCGTCCTGCATTACTTGGCTTTTTTTCATACCAAGTCTTTCAAAAGCTAGGGAGTGGAGAGTCTGAAAACGTTTTAATTTTTTATTTGTTAATGTGGGAAAATCATTTAGCATTCTGCCTTTGGCTTCATTAGCTGCTTTTTTAGTAAAAGCAAAGTATCCTATTTTATCTAAAGGGGTTCCTAGTTTTAAAAATGTTTTAACATATTTTAATAATTTAGTTGTTTTCCCTGTTCCCGGAGGCCCGAGTATTTTTCTCATCATAATTCTAAATGTAAATATATCCAAAGTGCTGTGAACAAAACCATTGTTATTAAATCCATTCTAGCTATCATTATATAATCTCTACCTCATGCTTCAGTTTGGTGTGATAGATAGGAACGTTTTCAAAATCTTTAATAGAAATTCTTACAACGTTTTTAGTGGGTGTATTATATTTTCCTTTAATTTTACTAGGGAATCTTTTTTGAGCTAAAAATTCTATGTTGCATTCTTTATATGTCTTTCTTATCATCACCCCTGTTTTATCTTCACTGTACTTCCAGTTCTTAGACTTAAGCCTGTCATAAAACTTATCAAATTTAAAATAAGCATCCCCGTCTTCTATTAATACTGTGCCTGATTTAAAGGACGCATCGTTCTGAGCTTTGGCTCCATTAATTTTAGCGTGTAAGACATCATGTAATTTTTCTCTAGGGGTAGTACCGATTGGTGGAGAAACGACTCTTTGAGTCCTCCATAAGGCATCTAAAACAGTCTGATCTTCACCCCCCTTGATAATTGGAGGAGCGAAGCCCGCGTCTCTAGATATTGCATTTCTTCTTTTACGTTGTTCATTTACATATTCCACACTTTTACAATGTACGGTAGCTGTGGTGAATCCATCAGACATGGTTACATCAAATTCATACTCAGGTTCGGGAGCCAGGTCTATTTTTTTTAAGTTTGTTAATTCTGGATAAGTTCCTTTAGAGCCAGCCAACACTCCAAATTTTTTCTTAACACATATTCCTTTTTTACAATGATCACTAATAGGGCTCTGTGTACAAGTGTATCCTTTTAAAGATCGTGCCCAGGATCTTACTTTAGCATTTAATAATTTATCATCCCATGCATTAGCATGTTGTTCAGCAAAATATCTAACAGGAGCGTTCTTAACTTTTTGTTTCCATATGTCCTCATATTTCATTTTAACAAAGACATGATAGTTATACATAAATCTATCTTTGCCATCGAAATCCGGATCCTTCATGACAAGAGAAAGTGCAGCTAAGCAAGGAGGTCCATCTTTAAAATCTTCATCTGCTCCTTCATATATTTGCTTGTCGATACCCTCCGTTATTTTGTCTAAATTATCCGCCTCCACTAAATTTGCTTCAGCTAATTTTATAAATTGTTCAAACGTAAAAGGAGTTCCATCTACATTCAGAGCCTGTCGTTTAGTTCTGTTGTAGTAAGGTAAATTAATAAATTGTCCGGGTCTTAGTTCACCGGTCTCTGTGTCTTTGGTTAGTTTTGTTTGCTTTGGGAAGATTTCGTTATCGTGTTTTAATTTAAAAAGAGGAAGGAGGTTGCTTAAAAAGGATACTAAAAGAGGAGCAGATATAAAATCCTTCATAAAAATAAATAAATGAAGTCCCCCGCTTTTAGATTCTATAGGTATTAAAGGTAGTTTAAATTCTTGAATTCTATCTATAAAAAATTTCTTGTCGTAGTTCTCATAATTTTTTGGATCTACATCAATGAGTCCAAATTTAACTTCTCCATTTTCATTTGTGGGTTGGATACCGACCGATTTGGCACCATTTAAATGATCAATGAAGATTTGATCCGTGAAGGATTCAAAGTTCCATCTATAGTCTGGTTTTTTCTTTCCACTTATTGGATCTATTTTAACATTGGTCCAATCAGCGACACCATACGCACCCTTATATCCATTAAATAATTCTATGTATTTCTTTTCCATTATTATCTTTCAAAGGGGCGGGTTGAGTCTCCCGCTCCCGCCCCCCTTTTAACCAACTGCTTGGTTAAACTAGAAGTGCGAGTCAGATCCTTTCGGTTTATCAGCGCCGTGTTTAGCTTTGATACTT